ACAAAATGAAAACAACCATGGGTATCACAGAGGAGGACGTCTGGGATTCCGGCTCCGACCCAGTTCTCAATTCGCGTTAGCGACAGCTTTCGACTTACTCTTTGCGCCGCTTCCTTCACTTGTTTGTAAAAGCCGCTCTCCTTCTTCACGGCTATCGTTATCCTCTTCTGGGCTGATGTCGATTGTGACTGGGGCATAACTCTCCTTTATCTCCTTTAATGCTTTCATAACTTCTTCCTTAGACATACTGTCTATGCTCCCGTGTCGTATTTCCGATTTATTAACATATATATCGCCCTGCGCCATACCCCGACGAAACTCTGCCTGCACCGCGGCCGAGTAGGCCCCGTTTGCCAATGCCTCGTCCCGGATAATCTGGAGGTCCCTTACATGACGATGAAACGTAATACCATACTTCTCGTCTAGCTGACGACGATACTCTCTGATCGCATGAACAACATGAGGCGAGATATGTTGGTTCGTTAACTCATACGCTCGTGTATGCGCACTCGTTGCGCTGTACCCGGCATTCTCTGCGGCTTCTCGCATAGTTATCTGCCCGTCCTTGCTAACCAGTTCGCGGACAAACAGCTCCTGCTTGCGTGTCAAAGGGGTTTTTATCGTGGCGGGTTTACGACCTCTTGTCTCTTGGCGTATGCCCGTTTTGCCTATTTTTCGTTTCCTCATTCTCGGACCTCGGTTGATGGTTAATAAACAGACATAATATGCACGTTTTTTAGGCAGTTAACAAGAACCTTTTTTATTGCACAATAATTAGGCATTGTTTCACGTGAAACAATGATACGATTTTCTGTATAATTATTCGTGAAAAACATGGCCTACGCACTAGTGCCAACAGCGTGCGCCCAGACCAGCGGATAAAAATTTTTTCTTCTCGATCCCCGCAACTTGACCCGATAAAAGAAGGGACCCGAGCAGTAAAAAGGGCTGCGCTTTTCATGGTCCGCGGTCCGCGGATCTGGGGCGGATCTCGGCGGATCTGGGGCGGCGGCTCTCGGATCAGGAGCGAATAACTTACATCGAATTAACTTACATTTTTGAAATAACTTACATCGAATTAACTTACATTTTTAAAATAACTTGCATCGATATTTAAAAAATAAAATTGATTTTCCGCGCGGGGCTGATGTTGCGATTTATTCCAGGGGGAATCGATATCGGTTCTCGGTGCGTTTCAGCTCGAGCGCGGACGGCGGATCGTTGCGGGTTTAACTGGAAATAGAGAACAAAAAAAAGCCCGCGGTAAGCGGGCTTAATTTGAGTTATGAACGGGTGTTAGTTAGCCATGCGTACCGTCGTAAGTAAATTCTATATTTTTTTCTCGGTCCCGCAATTCATAACGCAATAGATCGGCGCCGTATCGCTCGAGAGCTTTAGCCATTTTTTGATAAAATTGTTTTTTGGTTAAACTATCCGCATTAGTTGAAAGCCCCGTATGAGCTTTAATCACATCATAGGTTAATAAACTTTCTTTTGTTTCGGAATGCATCAAACCTTTGCCATAAATTAAATGACACACTTGCAACCGCTCAAAAAATTCGTCTACCTTCGCGGGACTGATCCTAGGAATGCCAGTAGTCATAGTTGCAAAAATAAGATCTTCAGTGATCCTATTCATGCCCCCGTCTTTATTCCAACAAAGATTTTTATAATCTTCAATATCGCTTAATTTAAAATGTAAAGCCATGGTTTTACTCCGTAGTTAAAAGTCGGGCGGAATTGCACCGACTAATCAAGTATAGGAAAAAATAAGATTAATGCAAGTTTACAACAAAAAAGCCCGCACGGGGGCGGGCTTCTCTGGAGCTGTTATCGAGCGCGGTTATGTGTGACAATAACCGTCGGGTTCAATCCCGTAGGTTATCCCGTTATATTCAATAATAGCGGTATCTTTACAACCTATTTCGGGGTAACACTCCCGCCGAAAATTTAGAAAAGATATTTTAAACTCATCTTTTTTAATACCCGCAACATAAATCGAATAAGACGGCTTTAATCGATTGTATAAACGCTTTAAAGATCTAATTTGATATTTATTTAAACGCATTGTTTAACCCTCCAATTCATAAGGCGTAGGAACTTCGAACCAATCGGAAAACTCTATTAGTTCCCCGTCGGGCTTCATCATCATTAAAGAACTTTCGTCCCCGTGTATCGGGTGTTCATAAAATTTATACCCTTTTACCGTCGCGAATAAATGCGGGTTCGAAGCCATTAATTTTTCTTGTCTAGTTTGCATAGTTTTTTTACTCCATAGTTAAGACGGGCGGAATTGCCCTCCTGATCTATTATAAGATTATATAAGAGAAAAACGCAAGCCCATAAAAAAAGCCCGCGTTAACGGGCTTTAAATCGGCGCTATGGGGCGGTTTTATTGCTTGCCAATATCCCCTGCGATATGGTGCCTTAAGATTCGGCGGGGCGGAATAGTTTTAACAAACTCCCGTAAAATTTCCGCGTCGGTTTTATCTTGCTGTTTTTGGCTTAATCGCTCCCAATGTATGTTTACATTTCCGCCGTTGGCATAACACCCGCCCCGCTGATTATTATTTATGCGGTTCTTTTGGTTCCCGTGCGCTGTAAACCCTATTACAAAATTTCTATCGGATCGGGCGCACATTGGACCATTAACACCGCCACAATTAACGCAACTAACAGTTGATATATATTCTTCAGGACAGCGGACAACCCGCACGCCGTCGCGCTCAATAGATTTAGCCCCGCCCCAAAAATTTTGCGCAACTGTTAAAACGGTAGGAATCGCGCATTGCTTAAAGAAATATAAAACATCTTTCCAAGTGTCGGCGCTGTAATTGATCGTTGCGAATTTACCGCGGGGCAATAGATCTTTAAACCATTTAATCGGGTTAAAATGCGAAAACGTAAAAGCGAACCCGCCCCGCGGAACGCTATCATAAACAGCGTTTAAATATTCGTAATCGATCGCGACTGTTGAACACCCGCGCCCGCTCGGGTTTAGTTTACAATCAGCGGGGCAAGTTCCGAATTTGTCCCCTAATCCCGCCCGATAAGTAACGGCTAACCCTTTTGTTTTTTTGCCCGTGCTAAATTCATTTACTAATAAAACCATTTTTTAAAACTCCCGTGTTATTGACTTTATCCCATATAATAAACAAAAAAAGGGCGGGTTGTAAAGCCCGCCCCGAATAGATTTAATTTTGAACGTTTTTAAACTACGGCTAATTCTTGGAAACTTTCCGAAGCTTCAACCCGTGAAACTTCCCGCTCCCGCTCGATCAACGTTCTTTCGACGTTGTCGCGGTTATCAGAATTTTTAACTTTAAACGTTTCGGAATTATGGGAGCTGTAATAAGTCAAGGCGGAATATAAAGCCCAGACAGAAGTTCCCCGATTTTGGAATTCCTTGTCTAATTGCTCCATCATGGCACGGGCTTTTCTGCTTTGGATCTCTCCCGCAACCTTGCCTTTTTTCTCGGCTCGTTCAATCTCGCTTTCGGACGCGGGGTAATTCGCATCAAGAACGGCTTGTGCTTGTTCGGGTGTTATCTCCCTGTTTGCCCACTGCTCCCAAACTTTAACCTTAGTTTCATAAAAGGCTATTTGCTCGGTTAACCACGGCTTTATATATTCAGGTTTAAAACCCGCCGTATGTCCCCAGTTCTGAGCGCCTAGTTCTTTTTGACTAGTCATGCCATTAGTACAGACAAGATCAAGCGCCCCCGCCTGAACCCTAATAGCTGTTTGTCCGCCAAAAGAATTTACAACCCGCACCATAAAATTTAGTTGGGTTGCGCTTCCTGATAACTGGCGGATCTCATGCCCTAACCCGTCAAAGTGATAGCCGAACCTAGCAACAGATCCCCCGTCGGCGGTGCTTTCGATTAACTTTACATTATTCATTGCGCCTTTTGGGAGCGTATCTTCAAGCGCTTCCTGAACGGGGACAATAAGATCCTCATTATTACAGATAGCATAGCGTTTTTTCATAATGCCTAAGATAGCGTGGTTATCGGTCCTGACTATTGCCCGTCCCATTTCTGGTTCTATTGTAATAGGTCTAACAGATACCCCGTCTAGACCAGAGTTATAAAAAAGCCTTTGAAACTCGGCGTTATAAGAACATTTATCCAAAGGCGGGAAGCCCTCAAAAGTTTCGTTTTGCTCCGCCTTGGCAGAAGCATTGCTTAAAAGATTGTTTACAATATCGTTCATAGTTTTTTCCTTATCGTAGTTAAAATAAAACGGGGCGAGAATACCCCGCCCCAGAAGAATATAAGATTATATAAGATGGGTCAATAATAAATATCGTCCTCAAACTTATTCGAAACGCTATCACAATACCCGAGCTTGCGAGCTAAGGTAATTGCTTCTGGATAATGCTTCTTTAATAAAGATATGTTGAAGCTATCCATATAAGATATTGCGCTATGTAAACGATCTACCGCTTCCGCTAGTTTCGGAGCGCGGGTATCTGCAAAGCCCTGATCGATCAGTTTATTTTCAAAAGGTGTACTCATTTCTTTTCCTCAGCGATCAACTCTTCAAGCTTATCCATATCACGATCATTAAGAGCATCCCTGACCGCCTGTTTCTCAAGAAAGTTTTTAAACTGTTCTCGGCTCATGTCCGCCCCGACACTACACTTGTTGCAAAAGTCCTGAATGAACATCTGTGTCAGCGGATCGTGTAAAGGCTGTTCGCTAAATTCGATTGTATTTTTTGTCATAGTTTTCCTCATTAGTTGTTAAAAAAAAGGGGCGAGATTGCCCCGCCCCAACAGAATATAAGATTATATAGGATAGTCAAGCCCCTATTCTTCCTCGTCCTCAATATAATAACACTCGATCTGGTGTTCATTACCCTCGTCATCAACGATCTTGGCATACTTAGGGAGCTTTACGTTCTCGTCTACAACGAGATCATTAAACCCGTAACGCGATTGCTTGCTCATTCTTCTTCCTTTTTAAAACGATGAACGCTCCACGAAACGATGTGGTCATATCCGAGCGTATCTTGGTGGTCCCACTTGCCAAGTGTTATGCCCTCGTCTTTCATCTCTTTTACGAACCCTCCCGCATCACAGAGAAACTCGGCTCGGACAGCTATGCCCTCGTGACTAAACCGCCCGTTGTACTTGCCGTACCAAGACAACCCTTGCTCCTCCTTATTACGCACTAGATCTTCAAATTGAGATATTGTTGGTGTCATAGTTTTACTCCTTATAGTTAATTGACAATGTCCCATACTAAACCAAAGAAAAAGCCCCGTCAACATTTTTAACGGGGCTTGGTATTATCTACGTCTTTTCCTTGTAGGACGGCGGTTGGCTCTTCGTTCTAAATCGTCGTACTCGGACCCGTATAGCAACCATCCAATAAACCTAAATATAAAAATTTCTACTCACCTCCTTTCATAAATCTATCCGACCCCAGTTCTTAATACCGAACCTATCGGCTATTGTTACCCGAACCTCGGTATAACAATCATCGCACAGCGGAATATCTATCCAAGGGTAGGTCCAATCTTCTTTCGAAAAGTTCTCCCCAATCTCGGCAGATTGTTCACACCCGCCACACTTTACTATCTCTTTGTCGTTTTCAAAAGTATCTTTAAGGTGTTCCTTTACCCCGACCCCGACAGCTTCACAAATTTCTTGATCGTCGCAATTTATTCTTTCGGTCAAGCGCTCTCTAATATGATGTGCCGTAATATCAGACCCATCTTCTTCGTCATGAAGGACACTAAAGGCTATTGTCATAAGGCTATTATACTTCTTACCCATCCTCACTAGCCCTCTGATATGCAACCACAAGAAAGTTAAGATCTTCAAAGTTCTCCAGATCCTCGGAAGGAACTTGATTAGCCAGAGTAGAATGTGTCCTACCACCGAACCAAGCGACACCCGTTTTACCTAACAAAGGTTTCCACCCCGCTTCGGCAATCTCGGACAACTGCTTATCGGTTAAAAACATTTTGGGTTCATTAGTAAAAAACAAATCATACAGTTCGTTAATAAGATCTCCACCCATCCCGATATGATCTTCATCCATATTATCCGCCCAACCCTTTAACTGCCACAGCAATCTCTCGGTATCGGTAGATTGTTTCAAAACGCTGTTAAGCCATTTATCCACTTCAGGCTTCTCGCCCTCGACAAGTTTAATTGGTTTCATAGTTCACTCCATTGTAGTTATACGGACCAGTATATGGGACTTTATATAAGGCTGTCAACCCCTATTGTTTATTCAGCCTATATATATAGCTACAGAAAAAAAAAATAATAAAAAACTTTTCAGACCCCTATAAGAGTATTTTGCAAATAACGATGGTGTAACATCTCTAAAATAGTGGTGTTACGGACGCGGTACAAACAAAGTCCTTATAATATAGGGCTTTTAGGACGCCGTACCGCCGTACCGCCTGTACCGCCAATTCTACGTAAAAAATATTTTTTTAAAATATATCTCTATATATAAGAAGCGTTACTTTAACAAATGCCAGTAATTACGGAAACGACCATCTCCGAACTCGATTTGTTTCTTGAGCATTTGCTCCGCGTCTTTTCGATTATCGACCTTGTTTGTGATAGGGTGGCCCGCTCCCTCTATATAGTAGCGGACCTTTTTGTCAGGCCCGACTACTTCTTTGATGACGTATGCGTCAACCAAAATCCTTACAATCTTTTTTTAATTTTTCTAAAACTTTTTCGAGCGCTTCTACCGCCCCGACATTGTACGACGCTTCGTGAGCCGAGATCTGTGGACTATGAATATTGATCTTTTTATACTCCAGTATCATCTTTTCCACCTGATCTGTAATAGCTTCAATCTTTAAACTGAGGCGTCCCATGTGTTTCATTGCCTGTGTGTGGTTGCCCACGACTTTTGTATTAGTGCTTCTTATATCCATCTCGATCCTCGTGTAAGATCATATCGGCAAGATTTTCAAAGTCTTGCGCTATATAAACTAGGTTAGTGTGCTGTACATATTTAGCTATTTTAATTATCTTCCGCGTTTCGTCATCATCGGGGAGCAAGCCGCGCTCCCCGTATTCGATTATATATCTAAGTATCTGCTCCATCGTCTTCCATACTAATATGTCTATCGATTTCGTCAATCGCGCCTTTTAGTTCTTTTACTGTGGCGTGTATGTTGGACGGATCTTGTCGGGCCTCGGGACAATTACGGAGCGTGTCGTAAGAGTCATCTATTAAGCTCAATAGAACTTTCTTAGCGATACGTAGCTCACTTGGCGGTTCTTCCAAACTCTCTGTAATTATATTGTTCTTCTTCTTGGCCCATGTTTCGAGGGCCGTGATGCAGACTTCGTAATACTCTTCGCACGTAAACGTTCCGATTTCCTCGGACCAAGAGCCCGTTTCGCTTTGTAGATGCACACGTACTGTCATTTTTGATATCCTATTTCTTGAATAGTTATTTCTATATGGCCGTCAACATCTAAAATTGTTTCTAGTTCACGACCTCGTAATTCATCATTTTCCAAATTATAAAAAACTATTTCTTTGTTTTCCTCAAACTTAACCAAAGTATCTATTAAATCCCGTACTGTCATTTATACCTCCACCATTTCTAATTTTTCCCAATGAAACTCTTCTTCTATTTCGGCCCACGCAGACTCATAACACGCATCATAGTTAGTGCTAAAGGGTGTATCGGTATAATGATTTATTAGATCCTGTGTCCAAAGCTCGACAAGATGCTCTAAAGACCTTTCGTGGTCCATGGGCAGTTCTCCCTTAAATGTAATCATGTTCTATGCTCCTCTACGTTAAAATGAACGCCATACCTATCAGGGGCGGTTTGAGCCTCGTCCCAAATATAATCATTTGTTGCTATATCTTTTGCTTCTTCGGGGCTATCGGCTTCTATAAATAAGACGGTAGTCTGCACAACTTCTACGCGATACTTCATTTGCTTTTCCTCAACGTATCTTCGGCCATGCTTATGACGGACGCTGTATCGGGATCGATCTTCTCGGCTATCTCGTACAGCTCGGCTAGTTTTTGTTGCAAATGTTCTTTTTTTCGAGAGGCTTCGACAAGATGATAGTCTAAAAACTCTCGTTCCCAAAGATCCTCGTAATACAGATCATAGTGAAATTTGTCTGGATCTTCTCTTTTAGCGCGTTCTTCAGATGGTGTTGTGCCGTGATCTATGAACAACTGATCGAGATACTCTAATAGTACCTGATCCATTTGTTCTCGGGACGGCTTGGAGTCAAACACGACAACATCATCTTCGTCACCGCTTTCCCTAAATTTAAATATCCATACTTTTTTCATCGCCATTCTCCTCTATCTGGAAAGGTGTGTTTAAATAGAAGTATATCGCAATGCTCAGGATCGTTAACAACACCGCGTGTCCACTCACCGTTTTCATCTTGCTTGACGGGATAGACAAGCACTTCATACTCCCATTTCTTATCCTCGAGGGATTGATCGAGCATAAGATGCATATCATAAGGCACCCCGTCGTGCCAAATAGTGTGCCATATATCGCACTCGCCTTGGTCTTTGAACTCACGAGCGGTGGCAATAATCTTTTCCTGTATTTCTTTATCCATAGTTTCTCCTGTAGTTGACATAGTCCCATATAATCACAGATAAAACGGCCTGTCAACATAAAAAAAGCCCCCCAGATCTCTGGAGGGCTCCTCATAACTACGGGATAGGGCCTATGACAACCCTTTCATATAGAGTTATACGCGAATATATAAGAGTTTACAAGTCTTTTTTGTTTTTTATTTGTTTTTTATTGTTAAAACTGTCGGGCGTTATAAAACCCTTATTTATATCGGCCCGAATACGCTTGATCGTTTCTTCATCATCAAAAACTTTAGAATAATCCACCTCTTTTTTCTTTTTACGGCGTGCTTTGCTAAAATGACGGATCTGATGGTCCGTGTTTTTTTTAATAAAATTATTAATGTTTGCTAAAAACTCTAACTTCATTTCATAAACTCGGGCTTGCGTAACGGTATGCGTACTTCTTTTAAGTAATTATCTACCTTAACACAATTTTTCTTACGGACAATAGGATCATAGCGCTGATCTAATATCTCTGCGTAGTGATTGCATTGCTCAAAATCTTCAAAGTAAATGCGGTGTATGGCCCGTTGATCGCTCTCGATATCGGGTACAGTTATCAAGTATAAAATAAAATATATGCTCTCAGGCGTCATAATCTAATCCCCTGTAATCTACGATATAACTATGTTCAAGGGGCTCGCCGTCACGCGGTATACGAAACCGTATATTAACTTGTGTATAATCCCGATATTCTGTTTCGCGTAGCGACCACTTCGGTAAGGGGCATTTTTCTAGCCACAGATCAAACTCGGTACGAGCTGTATAGTCTTTTTTCGTCATATCCTTCTCCTATAGTATAATAATATATATAATTTATCCCATACTATAGCTAAATTTTTTTTAGTCAAGGCTTAGGATCAAGCTTTTCTTTCAGTTTATTATAGATTTGCCAGATAATTTTTAGTTGACCGCTGATAGTCCGTCCGCGATCCGAGCTTGTTCGCTTAATTTCCTCGTACACTTCCTTGGGAACGAGGACCGATTTCCATTTTTCTGTGTCCATAAGGTGTCCTTATATAGTATCTTACAGGACTATATAAGATTATATGTAAAAATGCAAGAAAAAAAGCCCCGCCAAGCGGGGCTAGGTGGGAGGAAAGAACCGAAAAAGTGTTAGCAGTAAAAAATTATTTAGCAGTTCCCCAGTCGGGGCCAACCTCAATATCACACTTGCTCGGTATTTCTAAGTCTACAGCAGTTTCCATCATCTGCGAAATAGTTTCTGCATCTTTTATGTCTTTTACCGACATAGCTATCTCATCGTGAATCTGTATGAGCGGTATACGGCCTGTTTTATATATATCAACCATAGCTTTTTTGGTCATATCAGCCGCTGAGGCCTGAATTAATCTATTCAGGGCCTTGTAAGTATACGCACGCTTCAGGCGTGTTGTATCGCCATACTCTTGCACCGCCTCGCGGTACGGGAGCGCCTTATTCATCTCGAATGTATCGGGCTCCCACAGATCAAACCGACATTTACGTCCTAACAGGGACCGAATAGAACCGCTACTGCTCTTGTCATTCAATCTGTTTTGCACGCCCGTCATCAGCATTTTAACAAACGGCACCCGTGTATGGTACTGACGGACCAAGTCCTTGGCTTCGTCAAGCGTGATGTCCAGTTGGTCAGACATTTTACCGACCCCCATACCGTACATCAGGCCCAAGTTTATTGTTTTTGCTTGCTTTCGTGGTATCTGTGCCATTTCGGCAACCATTGTATGGAAGTCCATGTCGGGATTGTTCCGATAGCCGTGGACAAATTCTTCTACACCGTCAAGCGTGAGCCCCTTACTTTTGCCATACACATACGCATAGTGAACCAAGATGCGTGGTTCCTGTTGCGAGAAGTCAATCGCAGCCCACTTTTCGCCCTCTTCGGGGAGGAAAAGAGAGCGAATCATAGGACCAAGCTCAGGATCCCGTGCGGGGATCTGCTGTAGGTTCGGGTTATTCATGGATATACGTCCTGATACGGTACCGCCGTCGTCGGAGCGTATTTGATTTATATGGCTGTGTATGCGTCCATCCGAATGACAATGCTTCATAATTGTATTGATAAAGGTCCCCGAGGTCTTGTTTAGATTACGGGCTTGGACAATCAACTGCGGAAGTTCGTGTGTGTGATCGCTCAGGAATTGTTTCGTGAACGATGGTGCGCCTTTCTCGGTCCGTGGGTATTCGATGCTGAGAGCTTCAAATGCTTTCGCTATGGAGGCGGCGGCCCATATTTCGATGTCATGCCCCACAAGTTTCTTAATGTGGCTCAGTACGTCTTTCTCGCGCTTGAGTAGCGAGTTGCGTGTGCGCTCGACCTTGTCCTGATCGACTCGTACTCCACGCCATGTCATGTCAATAAGGCACGGCAGTAGATCGAGCTCAAGATTAGCGATAGGCCATAGGTCTTCTTTGCCTAGTTGTCCCGACAGATAGTTCCAGAGTTCGAGTGTGAGCTCGGCGTCACCCTCGGCATACGGTCCCACATACATGGCGGGCATCTTCCAGAGCTCGCCTTTTGGGTCCAGACCAAAGCTACGCGCCGCTTCTACCAGATTTTTCTCGGATTTTACCTTACCAAGATGATCGTAGGCCAAAGCATTCAAACTATAACTAAAACGGTTTTCGTCTAATAGCGCCGCGATAAGCATGGTATCGATGATCCGACCGTTGAGCGTGAAGCCCATGCGCCGTATCCAACCCGCATCATACTGGGCGTTGTGCATAATTTTATCAGCGGGGCTCTCAAATACTTTCTGTAGCCACTTATTTACGATACGCTCGTCCAGATTACCCCCATATTTGTGACGGATCGGTATGTAGCCTGACCAATCACTCACGGCGATGGCATAGCCCACCACTTCACCGTCCCCTGTAGCCCATCCCGCCCCGAGTGTTTTGATATTTGGATCGCGTGTTTCAACATCAATGGCTATTTGTCTGGCTTCAAAGATGTTGGGAAGCTCAGTTGGCGGTAGCCATTCCGACTTCGGCGTATCAAACGCTAACTGCAAAGACATTATTTTTCTCCTCCGAGAGCGCCGTAGCCACAGATATCAAGCCAACTATCCTCATGGTCTGGTGTTTCTATCAGGCGGGACAGCTTGACCGCTATCATACATTGGTACACTTGTTCGATCGTGACCTCTTTATTGAGCAAGACCGACCATAGCATAGCTATGCGTTGGTGATTCTCGTGGGCATCGCCGTAGTCCTTGGCCCGTGGGCCGTTAATCATCTTCTCGGCTTTGTCTAGTATTTGTTTCCTGTTCATATGCTGTAACTCCTCAATGCGTCTTCTGGCTCGATTAAATATAAGTTTTTTTTAGTTCGTGTCACACCGAC